ATCCTGCGTGATTAGTATTTGAAGCATCATACCACATCCAGAAATCATTTGAACCACTTCCATCTTCATAAACTAATATAGCTCTATCAAGATTAATCATCATATTTGCAGCTGTTGCTCCTGTAGATACTCCGTTTTTAGTTTCTACGATTACGCTCATTAATTGATTAGATAATGCTGCGATTGAAATAGCCGCTGTTCCAGAAGCAGTTTCAACTGTTTCAATATCAACAGGACGGCCAGATGTCATTGTATCTGCATATTTAATAAGTCCTCTAACTTTATATGCTTTACATACACTAGTGAAATTAGCACCTATACCAACTCCACTTCCTCCTTCAGAGGTTGATATTTTAATTGTATCTACTGTAGGTACTTCAATTACTGCATAAACTGTTTCAGCAGTGACATTTGAAGGAAGAGTAGTTCCTCCTCCACCAGTACGAAATAAAATACGGTCATTTATCGCTAGACCATGAGCTACGATTGTGATTGTTTCAGCAGAATCACTAGCTGCGGTAACATTTGTGAGTTCATATTCTGTATTTGTTCCATAAATAATATGCTCAGTGTTAACCCCCATTTCTTGTCCAATTGCGTATAGAGCAGCTCCACTCCCTGTATAACCACCAAGAGTAACTCCATCTCTTGCCCAGACGCTTAGACTAATTAAATTTGCCATTTTTTTGTTTTTTGTTATTAATAGATTGATTGATTTGCAAATATACAAAATTTTCGTTATATTTGCAAGTTATATGGAGAAACCTATCTATTTGAACGAAAAGTCCAAAGGGAAGGTGGTAGAAGTCTCAGGATTAAAGATTAGTATTCCTAAAAAACCAAGCAAGGGTATCCTTGGGTATAGGAAGTCTAAGAAGAATCAGAAATGGGAAAGAACGCCTCTTCCTGAAAACTGGGACATTCTAGATAATAAATCCAAATCAAAATTTATAGAGCAGGAGTTTAAACGTAGGGAACAAGGCGTTTGGTTTTATAATAATGGAGAATCTACATATATTACAGGAGCTCATTATTATTATTTAAATTGGGGTAAAATAGATATAGGTTATCCAGATTATAGGGATAGAGATAGAAGATTTTTTATATTTTGGGATGCTTGCGTAAAAGACGATAGATGTTTTGGAATGCAAATGATTAAACACAGGCGAGAAGGAGCTTCATGGAAAGGTGCAAGCCTAGCTCTTTATTATGCAACATCTAATTATAATGCTCATGGAGGATTACTTTCTAAAACAGGGGCGGATGCAAAAGATTTATTTTTTAAAGTAGTAGATATGTTCAGGTCTTTACCTGACTTTTTTCAACCTATTATTGATGGTACGGACAATCCTAAATCTGTGTTATCTTTTAAAAAGCCAGGAGAACGTATTACTAAAACAAATAAAGTTGTAAAAAAATCAGAAGCTCTTAATTCAAAAATAGATTGGAGGAATACAAGGAATAACTCTTATGACTCTGCTAAATTAAAATATTTCATGTCTGATGAGGCTGGGAAATGGGAGGAAGCAGATGTTTGGAAGAATTGGCAAATTGTAAAACCCTGTCTTACTCAGGGTAGAAATGTAGTGGGAAAATGCTTTATGCCATCCACTGTAAATGAAATGACTAAGGGAGGAGGAAATAATTATAAAAGAATATGGGACATGTCTGACCCTGACGATAGAGATTCTACAGGAAGAACACGCTCAGGTCTTTATAGATATTTTACCCCAGTATATGATGGGCTTGAAGGGTTTATAGATGAATATGGGATGTCTATGGAAAAAGAAGCTAAAGAGTATACGGATGATGTACGTAAAGGGTTACAACATGATACTAGGGCTTTATCAGAAAATAAAAGACAATATCCATATACACCTGAAGAAGCGTTTAGGTCAGATTCAAAAAATTGTTTATTTGATTCAGAACTTTTATATCAGCAGATAGAATATGCTGAAGTAGTGAAAGATAAAATGACTACATCAGGTAATTTTATATGGAGAAATAACGAAAAAGATACTGAAGTAGTTTGGATGCCAGATAGAAATGGTAGATGGCTTGTTTCTTGGATGCCAGAAAATGAAAGAAGAAATACCACTTCTATAAGAAAAGGAGGAACATTCCCTGGTAATGAGGCAACTATAGTATCAGGATGTGACCCTTATGACCATAGCACAACAACAGATGGTAGACGTTCAGATGCTGCTGCTTATATATTTAAAAAATATGATATGACCGACCCAGATAATTCACATATCTTTGTTGCGGAATATATTAATAGACCCCCAAAGGTTGAGGCATTTTATGAAGACATGGTTAAGCAATGTATATTTTATGGTTGCCAAATTCTTGTAGAGAATAATAGAGTGGGGCTTATCAATTATTTTGAATTAAGAGGATATGGTAATTATTTGATGGTAAGACCAGAAACAACACATACTGCATCAAGTAGAAAACAAGTAACAAAAGGAATACCAACATCAGGCCAGGTAGTAATTAATGCAATAGCAGATTCTATTCAGGCTTATATATATGATAATATAGGAATTAGTTCAGTAACAGGTGAAATGGGGAAATGCTATTTCACAAGATTGTTAGAAGATTGGGTTAGTTTTGATATAGATAATAGAACTAAATACGATGCATCTATGGCTTCAGGAATCACTTTAATTGCAGCACAGAAATTTGTCGCTCCAAAAGTAGAAAGAAAACCATTTATGCAATTTGTAAGAAAATATAATAACAATGGACAAGTGTCAAAAGCAATTAATTAATGGAAAATAAATTAAACTACGCTACAGGGTATCCAAATCCTATGGCATCAAAAGAAGATAAAGAAAAAAAAGAGTTCGGTATACAATATTTTAAAAAAATGTATGCCGATTGGAATGGAGATAATAATTCTCTTTTGAATATAAAAAGTCAAAGATATGATAGAACTAGAAAATATTCAAGAGGATTACAGTCTGTAAATAAATATAAGAATTTAATTAACTCCAGTGGAGATACTTCGTATTTAAATTTAGATTGGACTGTTATTCCTATAATCCCAAAATTTGTTGATGTAATGGTTGGGAGTCTTACTAATCAAGATTATAAAGTTTTATGTAATGCTATAGACCCTATATCAACTCAGAAAAGACAAGATGACAAAATGGATATGGCTGTATCTATTATGACAAAGGATTTTGCAGAAAAACTATCTGTAGCTTCAGGAATACCTATGGGGCCTTCTGCAGGTTCACCAGAAACAGATGAAGAGCTTGAATTATACATGCAATTAAATTATAAACAAGCAACTGAAATAGCTATGGAGGAGGGGATTGAGTTAGCTTTTACTATAAATAATTGGGATGAAATATCTAGAAGAATTATTAGAGATTTAATAGATATTAATATATCTGCAACAAAAACATTCTTAGATGCTAACGGTATAGGTATTAGATATGTAGACCCAAAATATTTAGTTACATCACATAGCATAAGCCCTGATTTTAAAGATTTATTACATGTTGGAGAGATAAGACAGATAACTATTCAGGAATTAAAAAGAATAGCTGGAGACCAATTTACAGAAGATGAGTATTATGATATGGCTAAAAACTATATAAGTAAAAATGGAAATCCAACATCATTAACTACTTCCTTATTAGGGAATCATTTTGAATATGAAAAATTTACTGTAGATATATTGGATGGAGAGTTTAAATCTGTAGATATTATGCATTATGAAAAGAAAAGTAATAGATATGGAGGTACAACAGTTAATAAGAAAAATAAAAATTATAAACCACCTAAGAAATCAAAATATAATAGAAAACAAATAAAACCTCAAATAGAAACCTGGTATTCAGGTAAATGGGTTATAGGAACAGATTACTTGTTTGATTATGGATTGAAGGAGAACATGTTAAGGCCTAAAAATAATTTAGCTAGAACTTTAGGGTCTTATACTATATATTCTCCAGACCATTCTATAATTGATACTAAATCTATGGTAGAAAGAATGATTCCTTTTGCAGACCAAATTCAACTTATTCATTTAAAGATGCAGCAATTAATTGCTAAAACTAGACCTAAAGGTATGGCTATAGAAGTTGGCTCTATTGAGGGAGTGTCTAAAGGAGAGGGAGGAACATTTACTCCGTTAGAAGTTCAGGATATATACGAGCAAACAGGTAATTTATATTATCGTATGTTAGATGATTCTGGAGACCCATTACACGCAAGACCAATTCAAGAGTTATCAGGAGGTGCTGGACAATACCTTCAAGAGTTAATGGCATCTTATAATTATAATTTAGAAAGAATTAGAGATGTTTCTGGTATTAATGAAGTTAGAGATGGTTCTGCTCCTTCAAATGATGCTTTAGTAGGAGTCCAAAAATTAGCTTTACTTGCTTCTAATAATGCAACAAGAGGATTAAATCATGCCTATACAACTATAATGGAAGGTGTAGCAAACAGAGCAGCTTTAGCCTTACAAGACTTGGTAAAATATAAAGGAGCTTATAAAGGATATATTAATGCTATAGGAGAAACAAATATGAAAGTAGTTGATATAAGTAAAGATATTTCTCCTGTTGAAATGGGTATTAAAATAGAAGCATTACCTGATGAAATAGAAACAGAATTATTAGAACAAAATATACAGCAATCATTAGCACAAAAAGAATTACGTTTAGAAGATGCTATAATGATTCGTAATATAAAAAATGTTAAACTTGCTAATCAGATGCTTGTGTTAAGACGTAAGAAATATATGAAAGAGCAGCAAGAAATGGCTGCACAACAATCTCAGATGAATGCTGAAGCCCAACAACAAGCAGCTCAAATTGCTGCACAAATTGCAGCTCAAGCAGAACAAGTTAAAGTAGAGGGAGAAATGCAAGTGAAACAATTAGAGTTTCAATTAAAAGAACAATTTGCTCAATCAGAACATCAAAGACAGTTAGTAATTATTGAGAAACAAGGAGATATAAAATTAGAGCATATACAAGAAGCAGAAGATGATTCTGACCTTGTAAGGGTTAAAAAATAAGAACGATTTGGATTTTAAATAAAAATTCATTATATTTGCAAATTAATTAAATTAAATTTACTATGGAAGAAAACAAAGAAATAGCTGAGGCTTTAGGCTATAAGCTAGTAGATGATTCTGCACCTACAGAAGAAGCTGTAAAAACAGAAGAACCTACAAAAATAGAGGAGACTCCTACATCTGAGAAGAAACAGGAGTCAACTGAACAATCGGATACAACAACTGATTCTTCAGAAGTTGCTCAGGAAGTAAAAACTGAAAGTCCTAGTTTTGAAGACCTATTGCTTGAGAAAAGTGGAGG